ACCATACGTTGGGGTATAACCATTAACCTCATCTATATTTTTAAATCTATCTAATGACATAATTATTAAAGTAGTTTAACAATTTGGTTAAAGTTGAATACTGAAAAGACATCACGAGGTTCTTTCAAATCAACTTCATTAATAAATTCCTCACTAAATTCAACATCAGTGAATTGGTCGTAAGTAGGTGAGTCTGGCTGTCTACCATTATTAAATTGAGTTCGGATTGCAAATGGAGACATTGGTTGTTTTAATGACTTACTATGACCATTACCATCATCGTTGTCTAAAAAAACCTCACCATATGTTTGGGAGTCTACTCCTGAGTCGAATGCACCATCAATCTCATACGAGATTATCTGACCTCTACCGTTACGTTTTACTTCACGTTTACTCATTATCTAACTACCTTAAAATAGAAATTATCATCAAAATATTTAGTAGTTCCATTTTGGTCAACTCTAAATACAAACTTATAGAATCTTTCAGGTTGTAATCCATTAAACCAAAAGTTAAAATAGTTGCCCTCGGAGTCACATCCTACCTTAGTATAAGTAGTGTCGAACGGAATAATTACTTGCTCCGTATCTGCATCAACTACCGAGTAATATGAAGTAGTTGGTAAGTATTTCACTAATGTGTAGTTTGATGTTGATGAGAATGTTCTTGCTGGGAATCTCTCTCTACCATATACTCTAATCTTACCCTTAGACGATTCTTTATATTCAGTTCCAAGATTTTTTACATATACAATTATATCGTCAGAGTCAAGTGCGTCTAACGAGCCAGTTACAAATGTAGCGTCGTCCCAACGAACCTCAAGTACTGGTGGGTAGATTGTGTTGGTGTCTGAGGAGAAGAACTTGATTGAACCAAACTTAGTAGTTGATTGTTCATCTGCTTTAGACTTCTTAATAATGAATCCGTTATTTGTACGTGTACCATCTAACCACTCAGATACATAATCAGTAACTTCGACATCAAGATTATCAGTATACTTATCAAATGTTTGTTTGTAGTGAGACCCACCTACGAATGATGAGGTAAACCAAGTACCACCACCCACATTTGTAATCCAATGTGAGTCGTATTTGAAATCAGTATAAGCGGACCCAGTCGATACATCGAATGATTGTATTTTGAAGTTGTCTAAAGACCCACTAAAGTCACCACTACCACTACCAAAGAATGTAAATCTAAAGTTGTGGTTTCCATCTTGTTGTGATTCAAAGTAAACTACTGAACTTTGAGATGATGTTATGTTTGATATAAATGAGTTTTGTAGATATTCCGATGAATCTAATATTCTACCATCAGGTTCTTGGATATCAAACACAATACCTAATAAATTACCTTCCGCATCGGTTGGGTGGAATGTTCCAGGGTCAATATCAAAACTTGCGGTATAGGTAGCCCCCTCTTGTAGAGACACTTTTCTATTTAAGGTAGCACCACCAAAGTTTGAACCCGACATTACTAATTTGAATCCATCGACAATAGTACTCTGGTCTGAGTTACCCTCATTTAGTATTTTGTTATTTACAATATATGTAGATGGAATTTCACCATCGATATTAAATTGGTCTAATACAATTACCTCTTGTGATGATACGGAATAAATAAAGAAGTTGTCTAATGAACCTGCTGACCCATCTTCTCCATTTTGGTCAAAATATGTAAATTGGACTTTGTGTACATTGTTATCACCAACTGCAGCAGACCCAGTAAATTTAATTTCATACGAACGATTGCCTATCAACCTATCGGTGTAATTTGTAACTTCAGAATCATCATAGTAAGAACCATCTGGTTTGTAGATTCTAAAATCAATTCCAGTTAGAGTTCCGAGGTTTGAGTCAAATGAAATTGTATATACTTCGTTTTCATCCAATGATGCAGATAAATTTGCAGTACCACCACCATAGTTAGATGCGGATAGTATTAACAACCCACCACTAATATCAAGAGTTGGTGATTCGTTTTCAGTACCCTTGATTGGTTCTACCAACTCAAACCCACCTACATTTGCGGTAAAGTTATAGTATGCTTCAAGACCAGGAATATCTGCTGGATTTAATGGTCTATCAACAGTTGCATTTGATGTATCCCATGCATCTGATAGACTCCTACTTACCCACGAAACATGCTTTGTGTTATGTGGGGTGTCTACCTCAGACCCAACACCTTCAGTAAAATCTTGATACAAAGGATACACATATAGGTTGTAGTTGGATTCGATTTCCCTATTCTCGATGTTCTCTAATCTCAATCTATATTGTGGTGATGTAATGTCACCACTAACAATTGAAGATGAAATTGAGTTAAGGTCGAATTCAAGAAGAGCTCTACTATTACCTAACAACGTAGTGTTGTTGGTGTCATAGAACTTACCGATTTCAAGAATTTCATCTTTACCCGTGTTTTGTTCCTTACGATGAGTATCTTCGTATAAGGTTGCGTCTTTTTTTGGATATATTCTATAAATCATGGTCTACCTTTTAAAATAATGATACAACTCTACCTATGATATCAACATCAGGATATTTTACTTCAAAACAAGTTGGGTCTTTCGGTGGATATACAATCCCATCACGAGTTGCGCTTTGGATATTGTATTTATTTGTTGAATAACTACCATCGTGTTTGTTTACAATTTGAAGACCACCTTTGTCTTCTTTATCAGGCCTAACTACCGATTGTACACCATCCACACCATCTAACAATACGTAAACATCCGTGAGATTAATTGGTTTATTTATACCCATTCTATCTGTATTAAAAAATTCTTTTAATTCATTAATACACATTAAAAGTACTTCATTTGAATTGTAGTTTGGTAAAACAATAATTTCAAAGTTGATACCGATATTTACAATGTATGCGTTTTTAATATTTACGGCATCGGTCAGAATTCGGTAATACGAAATATAATTTTGTAAATTTTGTTTGGTTGCAGGGTTTAGTTGAGTCAGTTTCTTATTAGAGTCATACCCTAATGTATAGAAGTTGATAGCTAATGGGTTTGGAATTGGGTCTATACCATCATCCAATAATGTATTGATTTGAAAATCAGGAGTAGCGTATGCTTTTGCTACCGAACCAAATTGTGGTGGTAATGCGTATGCTCTTAACAAATAATCCTCTTTAGTAACCGCCCTATTCTGCGCTCTAAAGTAAGCAATTGCATTATTACGAACCTCATCTATTTCTTCTTCAAACGCGGCGCCCGTTGCGGACACCTCGTTCGTTACCGCTATTGAGTTTTTAACTACATTAAATGTATCTTCTACTAATTGTGATGAATCACTTTCAATTACACGTTCGACTATCGTTGTTAGGTCAGAAGATGGTACATTGTCGGTAACACCAGTACCCACTCGATATGTTACCGTTAATGTGGTATTTGATGGTGCGACGCCGTATGTTTTAGCGTACATAAAGTTTGATGGGTCAATACCTTGGTCAAGGTCTCCACTTGCGGGATATAATGCCGAACCAACGTTATCTGGATTTGGGAGTATCTCTTCGTCTGAATTTGAAGAAACCCCTGCTCCAAATTGAATGTCAATTTCACCTTCGTCATTTACACGAGTGATATATCGTTTTGGTACTTTTTTTAATTTAAGTAATGCGGGTGTTTCATTTGCAAATGCAGACATTGCTAATGAGTAGTCGGTTGTATTTGGCAGTTCCTCGAATACGGTATCTTGTGCTAAGTAATCTACCTTAGTCCATATATCACCATCATCGTCGATAATTTTAATTATATCGATAAGACCATCGGCTTTAATTTTAATTTTATCATAGGGTTTTGGTGATGTAAAATCAAACTCAGATGTTTCATCCTTACCACTCACAGCCCTTACATATTTCTTTAACAAATAATAAACAGGTTCATTTGTAGTTTCATCAATTTGATATACTGAAACTTCAGTGGGGTCAAATGATGATGAGTATCCAAACCTTACTTTATTTATAGTACTAAACTCTACATCTGAATTTTCGGTAGAACTTACTATCATACCTTCTTTTAAGGTGAGTGCGTAGTCAAAATTTGGTTTAACATCGTCACCACTACCCATTGAAGGAATTATCTGATAAACTGTTAGGTTGGTGGTAGCAGGTACATTTAACTTTGGTTTATATCCAAATGATTGTGCAATCGTAAATACATTTGATTTTTCTTGAGCTTCTTCTAAAACCGATTCTCTCAGTTGAACATCGGTATAGTATGATAATACATCACCAACATAAGAAGCCATTTCCATAAACATCATACCCGGCGATGACTCATTAAAGTCATTGTAGGTATTTGGGAAATAGTTTTTAGTAAAGTCTATGAGGTTCTTACGAATATCACCAAAGTCTCTACCTACTAAGTTTACATCTTTTTTTATTTTATCACTCATGTCTTATCCTTAAACAATAGATATATCACCTTGTTCTGAAACAAGAACTGTTATATTTGTATTAGCACCGTTATCCGTAACCCTTACTACAAGGTTTATGTTTACCCTATTATAGTCTTCTTCAGTATTTACCACTACACTATCTACAACTATGTATGGTAACCAAAATTCAATATCAGCTCGAAGTGAATCTTCCAAATCGGATGATAGTGTTGTCGTCATTTGTTCGAATAGTAATGAAAACACATCAGACCCAAATAATGGTTGAAGTGGCCGTTCACCCTTTCTCGTTAGAATTAGGTTTTTAAGATTAGATATACCCTGTTCTTCAGTAGTGTAAGAAGACTTGAATAATGGTGTACCACCTAATGGTAACATAACACCAATTGCCCTGTTCTTTACAAGGTCAAGTGGATTAATCTTAAATTCCCTACGAGTTGCCATTAGCTACCCTTCTTCTTATTCATATGTTTCATCAAACCTGAGTAGTCACGTGTTAGTGCGTCAACTACTGCTTTACCTGCATCCGTTTGTTGTAGTTGGTCCGTTGAGACTGTTCTACCATCTACGTTTTGTAACACTTGTGGTTCTTGGCCCACACCACCACCAAACGATTGTGCTTGTGATGATTGGAATACACCATTACCAACACCATTAGAATTTATACTTCTCCACTCACCACTCTCTGCGGTTTCGTTTAACATATCGTTCAACGTTGAGTTACTTGTATATGACTTCTCTTGTTGTGGTTTAGGTTGTCTTACGTTTTCTTTAAATATATGACCAACATCAAATGGGTCTTTCTCCACAACTTGTGGTTGCGATTTTTTAATTTCATTCATAAGAGATTTACGAAGTGCCTTCTTTTCTTTGGCGACTTCCTTCCTAACCTCTTCCTTAATAATAAGTTGAATTGCTTTAATTAATTTCTTTGTGTCCATAGTAATAAATATATTGTATCTATAATTATTGTTTCATTAGTTGTAACTGAGTTTTTACCTGAGTTATCGTAGATAATAGTTGAGGTCCTGCCGCAGTAAGACTCGCTATTGGGACTGGCCCTGCGGTTGCTCCGGTTATAGCAGGTGCTAATTTAAGAAGTGCATCGGTTATTGATTCCAACTGACTGAATATCACATCCATATCAGCTTTCCAATTTGTAGTTGATACGTTTACTGACTTGTCACCACTAATAAGAACGGAGTCTGATTTAGAATTAATCACAACTCTATCTGAGTTCAATATGATTTGTGGGTTCTTATATGTACCAGTTGGTATAACTCCTAATGTAAAGTTGTTAGAGGATTTCAACCCAATCTTTTGTTTAGAACCTAACCATATTGAAGAGTCATCTTTATTGATATCTTCTATTACGAATTTATTATAACCATTTGAAGTTCCAGCCCCGTTTCTGATGATAGTGATTGGTGAGTCCGTTGTGGTTGATGTCCAAGATGGTTTTACTGATACCGCACTAACTGAGTCATTGTTACCTGAAGTATTTGATGGAGTATATCCAAATCGAATCGATTGACCAAACCTACCCTCGTGAATTATGTCTCCTAAAAATGGTTGTAGTTGGGATACATCTTGTGATTCTTGAAATCCAGGACCAAAATCAACCTTAGAGTCGGTTGAAGATTGTGCAGGAATACCATTACTCACGGATGACAATCCACCACCACCACCACCACTTACTACTTTGGTTAAATTGGGTAGTGCGTTGTGGTTTATATTTTTCTGAAGAGAAACTATTGATGTGTAATAGTATCGAGTAGATGCATTGTTACCAGATGCGTCGTCGGAGTTTCCACTTACAATATATACACTTTCTCCAATTATTGGTATATGTCTATTATTTGTATTTAATGGAAAACACCTAAGTTGACCTGAAGCGCTACCCTTTTCAATTGCTATAATACTACCAACCGTGTCGTTAGATTTATCGTCTAGCGTTACTCCAATTACCGATGCTAATTTCATTCATCATCCCCATCTTCTTTAGGTAGGTCTTTCTCAACCTCATCAATTGCTTCCATCAACTGACGTTTTTCTTCTGGTGATAATAACATACCACCATCCGAACCTGAGTTATTGTCTTTCATCATTCTTTGAACGATTGCAGCTAACTTGATAAGTGCGTCGTCATTCCTAACTGAAATATCAAGGTATTCTTTTATGAGGGGTACAACTACGGATGCATCACCCAAACTTTTTACCATTGGTTCAAGTTGGGCTATTAACAATTTAATTTGGCGGTCTTTCTTTTTTTGATTAGAATATATGTCTGACATAATATCCGAAAAAGATTTACCTTTAAATAATTCAGTATCCTTATCCATTAAATTCCTCTACTCGATGGGTTATTGGTAGTATATCACCCTTCATGTAATCTATGTACAATTCTTTATATATAACTTTCATCTTACCAACTACTCGTGTAATGTATTGAGTTTGAACACCAGTCCTCTCTCTAATAAGTATGTAAAGTGCCTTTTTGTTGTACGAATATAAATTATCTCTCGTTCTGAATAATTCAGTTAATGAGTCAGCGATTTTTTGGTCACGTTCTTTATTGAACAATGTTAGAATGTTCACATCCATATACATAACATAGTAGTCCATAAAGTCTTTAAGGGCTTCCATTTGTTTTTTATCAAAAACCTCATTAACTATATCACGTGATGAATCAATTACTTCAATACCATCTCTCATTTTCATACGAGCGTAATTAGCGTTGTTTTCATTAAACAAATAGTTACGTGCAATTACTGTAAAGTATGAGAATGCTCTACCATTATCACCATTGAACTTGTGAATCTTTTCATTTAAGAATGCAACTACATTTGCTTTAACATCCTCATATGGAACTTCAAAGTAATAAGTCTTGTATGTGTGGATTACATTCTCAGCAAGTTTATCAAATGGATAATGAATAAATCTATTGTAGATTTTATTCTTTAATCGTTGGTCATCGCAACTGTTGTACGCGTTGATTGCAATCTCATTTATTTTATTAAAATATCTTTTATTCTTTCTCTTCCGACCCATAGTACTTTTCTAACTCCTCTATTACCTCATACAAGTTTTTAAAAATAAATCCAGTGTCATCATCTGATTCGAATGCACCTAATTTATCTAAGTCTTTCATTTGTTTCATTGAGCTATCAATCTTAGATGCGATATCTGCAATCAATACTTCCTGCTCTTCCACCACATCTTCATACGCCTCATTCTTACGAAGGAGATTTAGTGTCGTAAATATTAGGATAATACTTAATACTGATAAAATAATAATTGTAACTAACATACTATTCCTCTACTATTCCTTTGAATGCGTCGAACACACTTGTAGTATTCGTGTTTGAGTTTGTAAATGAGTCAGCCAAGTTACCCTTCTTAGGTCTACCAGTCGTTTTGGCACGAGTGGATTTAATTGGATTCATTTCTTTCATCCACCTTTCATATTCATACCGTGCAGCGTTGATATCTGCCTGATGCATGATATGTGGTAGTGGTGTTTTAAGGGTCTGGTCTTTAGAGTATGTGATGTAATATTTCTTGTTATTCTCATCATACAATCCATCGGTAAGTTGTATACCTAACCATTCTTCTTCACTGCATTGAATCCCAAAATAATTCAATAAGTAAAAACTTCTAAGAGTATGGTCCATATAGTTAAGGTTAGGATTTGTTTTGTAAATCTTACCCTGATTCTTTACGTGCCATTCAGAATCATTCTTGATATAAATGTCTTCGTCTACTGAACCTAACTTACCTAAGTCGTGGTGTAATGCGGTAAATATAATGGTCTCTTTATCAAGGTCACCCATATCAAGTCCCCACTCTTTTTGTTGTTCAAACAATTTTAAAGCGTTGCGAGTTACTCTAAGAACGTGGTCGATGTATCCACCCGGAAATGCATTATGATAGTGTTCTACCGAAGATGCTGGTGTATAAATCATACGTTCTTCAAAATGGTC